CACCTAAGAAGTCATCAACGTCAAACATGTACTCCTGCGTCTTGGCGCGGTGCTCCCCAATAAGGTTAACAGCGTAATCAAAAACCGGCTTGACCGGAATATCGTGCAGGTTGAGAGCCTTAGCAATTGTGCCCCCTGCAAGTGCCAACGATGACTTCAGCGCCCAATACCGCTCGGTATTCCTGATAGAAGCAGATTGCTCAACCCGCACCTGCATCTCAGCCAGTTTGGCCTTGACCATAGGAAGCTGGGATACTATCGCCTGAGGATAGGGTTCGATGGCATGACCATAGTTGTCCATCAGCCGCCCAAAATGTTGTCGTGCCCATGTCGCGTCATCCAACGGGTCAGGCTTGACGTTGATCTCCATGATCCGCTTCAGTTCACCATCGGGAAAACCCTTAATAGATAGCAGGGCGTCGGTGATTGAGCGGTTGGACGATGTGATCATCCCAGTCTGCCACTTGGTGTGGTTCAGGCGCTCGGCATTCTCATGCTGCTTGAGTCGGTTCTTAGCCCGTCCCGAGGTCACGTCGTAGACCTGTTGCGACATCTGCGCTGGGTCCATGTTGGTAATCTCATCCATCGTGAGGGCAAAACTCTGCATTACACCCATCCGGTTCATACGTGCGTTGTATGTGTCCTTGGGGGCAAGCATCAGTTCTTTGGGTCGCCCGTAGATACTGTTGATGGCTTGGAGAATCGTGGTCTTGCCCGAACCAGACTCTCGGCTAAACAGGTTGAGCAGGAACCCATCAAGCGTAGTGAACTTCATGAGCAGCGTGCCAAACCCCATGAAGAAAGCAAACGCCCTGTGCTCCATACCCTCCCGGCCATAAGTATTGATGACATCCTTCCAAACGTGGAAGTCACCCTTGGGTTGGAACAGTGGGATAAGTGGTAGCGTGGCTGACGATGGCGGACTGTAGACCGTCTCTGTAGCACGGACCTCCCGGTCGCCAATCACAATAGCCGACTCATCCTCTACCCAACCAAATTGTTTACGTGCAATTTCTGCTTCTGAAGTCATTTGTAGTTCCTCAACCCAGCGTGTTACGTACCACATAAGGGCGTCCTGTTTTTTGCCAATTACGGCGACACCGAACGATGCCACCGTGCTGATGAATTTCTCTTTAGACAAGACGTTGGGGAGTGTCATGATGAACTCTCGAACGCCATCCTTCGGAAGATGCAGTCTCAGTAGTAGGGTTTCCCCCAAGTCCGGGTCGTGCATCCGTTTAACGACATAGAAGTCGTATGGGTAAATTAGTTCCTCTTTGTCATTGTCGTCCTTGTCTTTGTTGGTTATATAGATACCGCCGTTCTTCCCCCGGAAAAAGGGAAACGGCAGCTTGGGGATGACGAAGCGTTTTAGCTCCTTAGTCGCTGGCTCCAAGTCCAGCACCGTGTTTTCTTCTTCGGTATCTGCTCTGGCAATCTCTTTGCCAAGCTGAATGGGTGACGTGATCTTGTGTGTGCAGCCTTCGCAGCCAGCAGCGTTGAGCTTCTTAAACGTCTCGCAGGTGTACGGACCCTTTGTCTCGTTTGCCTTAGCGTCGGTCTCTTCGGCTGAGTAGCCGGGGTGCTTGTTAGACAGCACATGGATCGCTTTGTCCCGGTCCATACACTGTTGAGCAATGCTTAACCCCGCACGCCACAACGGCTCTTCCAGTGTTGCTTGGTTCTCGTATATGTCAAGGATCTGTTTACACCCTGTGCCCTCTACGGACTTAATCAGGATGGTGCGGAACCTCGACTCGTTGTTGCCCATGAGTGCGAGCGTTGTCGCATCCAGTGGGCGTTTAAATTCCGACTTCTGGATAGCCTTGAGGATATTGTCGGTAGGGGGGAGCAGGGCCTCGACTTCTGTCCATGACAGCACGGGTGCTACATGTAACACCTCCACCAGCGTAGGGTTGGCTACGTCCTTGACGTGATAAGTCTCAGGCACACGCAACACACGTGCGGCTTCAGCCGTGACCGCTGGGTCAACGTCAAACTTGTGGTGCTCACACAGGGCTTTAAGTTGCTCGGCATGCCCCTTCCACTGAGCGCGGGGCATCGCCTCGTCCATCACCCAGTACACGTGTGCCCCGCGCCCTGATTTCACAATCGTTGGGCGCGGCAGTTTTGCCGTCTTGCAGAAATTCTTGAGCGCGGTTAGTCCTTCGCCCAGATCCGCAAATGGCTTGTCCAACCCACAATCTAGGTCAAGGAAGAATGACTTGAGGGCTATCGCGTTGTTTCGGGTGCGACCTTTCTGTGGGTCCCCGTACTTCGCCATACCGTAGAAAACATTGAACTGCTCCTCAACCAACGCATCTGCTTGTGCGCTTATCTCTTCGATACTACCTACAAACCGTTGCCGTATAACTTCTTTACCTTCCCCATCGGGAGTGGGTATAACCTTGATCCCGAAGGTACAGTAGTGTTCGCTTTCTTGCAGGGGTGCGAGCACCAACGCAAGAAACTCTTTGCGCGACACCATAGCCGTCCTTGTATCCGTCGTTGTGTAAGAAGGGCAGGAATGTGACGGCGAACACTCTTTTCGGTAGCTAGCCTAGCCCTTCCGTACTCATCAAGTCAATCTGACGACCAACTCTTTGACCTTTGCTTCGTGAGTCTTTGACACCACGGATTCCCCACGAAACCACGCATAGACTGCCATGCGGCTAACCCCCACCCACTCAGCGATATCTGCAACAGGTATGTCTCTGTCAACACATAGCACCCCAAGTTTGACACCCAAAAGGTGAGGGTCAGCTTGCTTAATCAGCCACGCTGTCCGTCTGGAATATCCAGACATTACTCATCGTCCCACTCTGCAAGAATCTTCGACAGGTCCTTCTTAGGAGCCGCTTCTTCCTGCTTAGCTACTTTTTTCGTAGGCTCAGAAATCGTCTCAACCACCACATCCGTAACTGGGGCAGACAGACGAGGCCCTGCAACTGGCTTCGTACCGTTTGACTCATACACGCTGTTCTTGGTAGCACGCTTCGCGGCTTCCGTCTGACCCTGCTCAATAGCGGTCTGATGCTCATCAGCAGTCATGACACGCACGGGCTTGAAGGTCAGCTTGGGGAACTTGGCGTCCGTATCAAATCGCATCTCAGTCACCACCGCAGTGATGGGGATACCCTTGCTACCAACCATCTTGGCATAGGTCTGCAACGGCCACTTGCCCGGAGTGCCAGCACCGAATACGGACGCACCGGGAAGGTCCACCGACATAACGTCGCCGCGCATGTCGTTGGCCAAAGTCACAGCAATACGTTGCCGTGACTTGCAAGCCTTACCCTCACCCTGACCCGAACCTTTCTCAGCTTGAGGGCAGTCGATACACCGCTTGGACTGAGGCGATTGGGCCTTAGCATCAGGGAACTCGCCATCTGGTGACCAGCAATCGGGCGCAGTCAGAGCCTGACCTTGTACGTACGCACTGGCGTAGAACCGTTTGTAGACTTTCCCCGCTCCTACGATGACGACATTGAGCGCACGGTCGTCAATCTTGGTGACTTCTTTTCCATTCACATTCAGACGAAATGCACCACCGTCGATACCAATACTCTTGAACGAGCCACCCGTGTTACCCATGAGGGCTTTGGTTGCGTCGTCCAGTTCGATAGTGGCAAGGTACGAAGGCAGTTCAAGCATAGCTAATTCGTTGCTCACGAATATTCTCCTTAGCGTTTAACAATAACGATGGACTGTGTAACATCCGCATTTAGCCCCGGCGGATGGACATCGGGGTTTTCCTCAAGGTACTGGGCCATGTTCGTGTTGTTGATGCGTTGGAACATCAACGAAAAGGCATCGTTGTCCTTGATGAACTTGTAGAAGGATTCCCAGTCACTCGTCCAGAAGTTCTTGGTCGTCCTTCGTGATACCGTCCCGTGCTCGGTACGGATCGTGGTTGCACCCTGCTCCTTGCAAATCTCAAGCAGTTGCGAAGCCACTGCATCCAGTTGCTCCTTCAACGCATCGTCTTGCTTGGATAGCTCTCGCCGCTTCTCGCGGATCTTTACGTATATCTTTGCCAGCTTGTCGGCAGTCAGTTCGGACATTGCACTCTCCTTTAGTTAGTCTGACTATCTTACTCTCACGAATTTACATTGTCAAGTGTCCTCCATCACATTTTTGTAGAGGTCGATGAGGCGGGTGTGTACGCTGACCTTCTCTGAGAGCATTTTGTACACACGATTCTCGACCGCACTGCCCTGTAGATGTACCACGGTGCAGGGGTTGCGTTGCCCTGCGCGGTGCACGCGGGCGTTAGCTTGGAGGTAGGTTTCTGTTGAAGTGATTGGCCCCCACCACACCACCACGTTGGCGGCGTGTAGCGTCACACCGTGCGCAGCAGCTTGTGGTTGGATAACTAGCACCTGCGGGTTCTTATCGTTTTGGAACTGAGCAAATACTTCTGTGCGCCGTGTTGCGGAAACGCCACCGTGAATGACCTCGTTGGGTATCTTCTGCTTGGTTAGTTCTGCCGCGATGATCTCGATGGCATGCCTGAAGGGCACAAAGACGATGACCTTGTGGCTGGCTTCCTCAATCACCTCAAGCAGAGCGGACATGCGGTTCTTGGCGTCGAACGCTACGACCTCTCCACTATCCGAGTAGACCGCGCCACACGATAGCTGAAGCAGCTTGTTGAGGTTTGCCGCCGCGTTGATTGTGGTGATGTCCTTTCTTGTTGCAACCGTGACCATGTGCTTACGCAACTGCTCGTAGTACTTAGTCTGCTGTGTAGTCAGCGGCACGTCGCGGGTGACGTATGTCATCTCCGGCAGATCTAGACATTCAGCTTTGGTAAAACGTATTGCTGGTTGCAGGGCCTCGTGCACTACTTTTTCTGAAGAGGGCTTGGGTATCCATTTGAACTGCGTCAGCTTGTAGAGCACCATATCTCGGAATGCACCTGAGTACTTGGGCACACCACCGGGATTGATGATCTTAGCCAGCC